CATGAAGTCAATGAAAATTGCGATGGACGAAACCAAAGAATCAATCGGCGCGGCATTGTTGCCAGCGTTGCAAAAGTTGTTAGAAATTCTGCAACCAGTCGCAAAGTGGGCACAAGAAAACACGCGACTGTTTCTTATCATCACTGGTGTCGTTGGCGGTTTCGCGGCAGCAATCATTGTCGCAAACACTGCAATCAAACTATTTGCAATCGCAACACAAGTTGCGTCGGCAGCGCAAGCGGTGTTCAACTTCGTGATGTCAGCAAATCCGATCGGCATAGTGATCATCGCAGTCGCAGCGTTCGTTGCGGCCCTCGTCATATTAGAAAAGAAATTTGGAATTGTCAGTAAAGGATTTGAACTGTTCAGTGACGGTTTCTACAGGTTCATCATCAATCCGATTAAACAGGCAATAAACTTTATTGCTGATCTGATTCGTGCGATTGGCAAAATTCCTGGTGTTAAAGGCATTGGTAATTTCTTGGGCGGTATCGACATTCCAGGTTTTGCTGATGGTGGCATTGTGACGCGTCCTACTTTGGCGATGGTCGGCGAGAAAGGTCCTGAAGCGATTGTGCCGTTGGGTCGTGGTGGCGGTGTTGGTGGCGTAACAGTGAATGTGACTGGCGGTTTGTCGACTAGCGCTGAGATCGGGCAGGCGGTTGTGAACGCTATTCGGGCATACAACAGGTCAGCAGGGCCAGCACAAATACAGGTCGCATAATGGCTGGCACAGCAATCGTTGGTGCTGGCAATTACAGCCTAGAAATTGACACAGGTTTTATTCAGGACGCGTTCATACTTGATGACGCGGTCGCTGGCGTGCTCAATAACACTCAATATGTGCTTGACGGTACAACAAACTTTGCCGATGTCACAACAGGTATTAACGCGATCAATGTAAAGCGTGGTCGACGCGATCAAGGCGACCAGTTCAGCGCTGGCACGATGTCGTTCAACATGCTTGACACTGCAGGATTGTTTAATCCGTTTGATACTTTGTCACCGTATTATGACGCTGCAACAGCGCAACCTGGTTTAGCGCCGATGCGCAAAGTGCGTTTAGCACGATACGACAATTTGAATGCCAAAGAGTATTTGTTTAACGGTTACATCGTAAATTTTGACTACAATTTCGCGTTGGGTGGTCTTGACACGGTGACGGTTTATTGTGCAGACGATTTCTATTTGCTTGCACAAACCTATATGGCAGAATTTAATGTCAGCGAGGAATTGACCAGCGCTCGACTGACAGCGGTTCTAAATTTGCCCGAAGTTGACTTCCCGATCGGGCAACGCAACATCAGCACAGGCACACAAACACTCGGCGGCGCGGCAGCGTTCACCGTTGACGAAGGCACTAACACGCTCGAATACTGCAACCAAATAAACACCGCTGAACAGGGTCGACTGTTTATGGCGCGTGACGGCGATCTGACATTCCAACCGCGTATCGGCAACACACTTAGTCAGCCAGTCGCAGACTTCCATGATGACGGCACAAACATACCTTACGACGAAGTAGGCATCACATTTGAGGCAGACCAAGTGGTCAATCGTGCAGCGGTTGCAATCAAAGGTGGCACACAAGAAGTCGCAGACGATGCAGCCAGCCAAGCAAAATATTTTATACAAACGCAAAGCATCACCGACTCGCTACTGCATAACGACACAGCGGCGCTGGCGCTCGCAAACTATCTACTTGAGCCTGAACCTGAGGCACGCTACACGGCGGTAGGCACAAACCTAAACAAATTGACTACAGCGCAACGCGACGCAGTAGCAGTCATTGACATTGGTGACACGATTACCATTGAGAAAACATTTGCCAGCGGTGCAGGCACAACCGAACTGGCACAGGAACTATCAGTCGAAGGTGTCGAGCATACGATTACGGTCAGCGGCGGCCATAGCGTCATGTATTTCACCGCACCGACCACGATTGTCTATGAATTAATACTTGATGACCTAGTATTTGGCATCATCGACTCAACCAATGTTCTAGGATAAAGTGAGGTAACTATGGCAACACGACAAAGTTTTACAGCATCACAAGTTTTGACGGCCGCCGAACAAAACGCGCTTGCAACAGCAATGATTGCTATTAACGCCCAGACAGGCACAACCTACACGACCGTGTTGGCTGATGACGGCAAGTTAATCACATGCTCGAATGCGTCAGCGATTGCGTTGACTATTCCACCAAATTCGAGCGTCGCTTATGGTATTGGTACGCAAATAAATATTGCGCAACTTGGTGCAGGTCAGGTGACGATTACGGCTGGCGCTGGCGTGACGCTTAATTCGAGTGGCACAAAACTTAAAACAAAAGATCAGTATGCGGTCGCTACTTGTGTCAAGACCGACACAAACACTTGGTTTGTTGTCGGTAACTTGTCGGCATAGGTTATGCAAATTTTTGCGGGTGTTGGCGCTGGTGCGCCGCCATTAAATGTCAATTATCTTGTTTTAGCCGCTGGTGGTGCTGGTGGTGGTGCGGCTGAAACTGGCGGTGTGGGTGGCGGCGCTGGTGGTATGCGTTGCACGGTCACGGCAACTGGTGGTGGCGGAACTTTAGAAACAGCGTTGTCGTTGTCAATTAGCACAAATTATTCTGTTGTTATTGGTGCAGGCGGCGCAGGCGTGACACCAAACGCTGGCGGTACAGGTGCGGTGTATGCGACTAGTGGCGGTGATAGCACATTTGCCACGATCACTTCGACTGGTGGCGGTGCTGGCGGTGCAGGTAACAGCGTGTCATATTCAGATGGTTTGAACGGTGGGTGCGGTGGCGGTGCTTCATACACAGGACACACCGCAGGCACAGGCACAGTCAATCAAGGCAAGGACGGCGGTCAAGGCACTAACGCCACTAACGAAGGCGGTGGCGGTGGCGGTGGCACATTGGCGGTGGGCGGTAATGCGTCGTCAGGTCTTGCAGGTGTCGGCGGTGCAGGGACAGCGTCAAGCATTACTGGTTCGTCGGTAACTTACGGCGGTGGCGGCGGTGCAGGAACTTATGCCGCTGGAACGGCAGGCGCAGGTGGCGTTGGTGGTGGCGGTGCTGGTGGAACGGCAGGCGGAAACAATCCTGGCAATAACGGGACAGTAAATCTTGGTGGCGGTGGCGGTGGCGGTAGTCGTCTCGGCGGCGGTGGGACAAACACGGCAGGCGGAAACGGCGGTAGCGGCGTAGTCATTTTGTCGTATCCAGCCGATTACACAATCACTATCGGTGCAGGTTTAACAGGCTCAACCACAACTAGTGGCGATCTTAAAATAACAACCGTTACTGCTGGCACAGGCAATGTGTCGTGGGCGGCATAATGAAACAAACATGGCAACCATTCGAGCAGCCATAGCACTACTGTTATTAGTGTCATGCAGCACAACTAAAACAAATTACGATTTAAGCGAGGTATGTGAGCATGTTTCAGCGGACAGGTGCGAAATTAGAAAATGACCAACTACACACACGACTAATCGTCACGGTCGGCGTAATCATGGCAGTCACATTCAGCATCATGGTCATCGGTTTGCTATACGGCATGCTGTTCACAAACTTCCCGACAGAACTAGCACCACTCGACTCAAAGATCGTTGACCTACTTAGCACGATCAGCGTGTTTCTGACAGGTGCGCTATCAGGTTTGGTGGCCACTAACGGCATCGCCAAGAAACCGATCGCACCGCCAACACCGCCAACACCGTGACCAAACCGTACATAGTCACCAAACAGCCAGTCGCTACCAGCGCGCTGGCAGGCATGACCAAATGGGCGACACTCGCATGCCAACATTCTGACGGGTCGCTATGGAATAACGGCACATGGGTGGTGCGTGATGTACGAGGCAAACCTGGCATTGTGTCAAATCATGCTCGCGGTCTTGCAACCGATTTGTCGTACCGTTGGCAGTCGCAAGCAAAGAAGGGTCGGCAGGACGGTCGCAAAATATCGTTGGCGTACATGGTCAAGTTGCTTGAGCACGCTGACACGCTTGGCATACAACTTGTGATTGACTATGCGTTGGCACGGTCATGGAAATGTGATCGGGGCACATGGCAGGCAGGCAACTTCGAGTCAGGCGACTGGTATCACATTGAGATCGAACCACGCTTAGCGCACGACCCAAACGCGGTAAAACTGGCATTTGACACGGTATTCGGGGCATCACCAAAGGCATCGCCAACCGTGATATAGGCTGGTTGACCTACCGAGAAAGTAGGTCACTATGACACTCATCAGCAAACTTGCCATATCGCTATTCATTAGCGTCACATCAATATTTATGTTGGCGAAACCGCCAGCACCGACACATATTGTGCCAGCGCCAATCACCGTATTTCAGGGTCTAGAACAGCCAGCGCCACTACCGCCAACAACGGTCATAACTACGCCTATAACGCAACCTGACGCGTGTCAGACGGTCTATAACATGGCAAAGCATGTCGGCTGGCCCGAATCAGAACTGACACAACTTGTCGCAATCGCCTACCGCGAATCACGATGTCAACCTGACGCGTTCAACGCCAAAGACCCAAACGGCGGCAGCGCTGGTGTCATGCAAATAAACTACTTTTGGTGCAAACCGTCACGCTATTTCGCCAACGGCTATTTACAGGCATACGGTCTAATACGCACATGCGACGACCTATTCGACTTAGAGGACAATCTGAGATCGGCGCTAAACATCTACCGATACTCAAACGGGTGGCGTGCATGGTCACTATAAAACATTTGATAATTGCGACGCTGCTAACCGCGTACACCTATGCGCTACTGTATTTCACCACACGACGAAAGGCTAAAGATGACCGAGAACATCGACCCGAGAATTGACCCACAGTTGAAAGCGCTCATGCAAGTCATGAACGAAATCACAAACAACCGAGTGCCGTTAATCAATCCTGACGAACTACCAGCACGAAGCACACTTCGAGCGTTGCAGTGGGCGATTGACGATCTGAACGCGCTCGATGACAGCGAACTAATTGACACATTGAATCAGGCGCGCATAGAAATCAAATATCAGATCAGCATCATTAGTGATTTGCGTGAAGCGTTGGCGGCGCGTGACCGTGACATTCGAGCGTTGCAAGAACGCAACAACTACCAGTCGGCAGAAATACAACGACTAGAAAACCAGGTGTTTCGTGCCAATTAACAAATATTTGATTGAACTTACAGATGACGAAATAGTTGCGTGTCGGGCGTGTGCAAAAACGCGCGACGAAAACGCCATCAAATACCAGCAACGCACCGATCTGACGGCATCACCTGAAACACCATTTAAAACATTGGTGGGTGTTATGTCCGAACTGGCTGTTCATAAACATTTTGGTGTTGAGTACACATATCCATTTGAATATCAAAAAGATCGACCTGATTTGTCTAACGGCATTGAAGTAAAGGGCACGCTTTACCGCGCAGGTCATCTAATTTTGAACGCGCACAATGATCAAGTAGCGCCATTTGTGTCTACTGTTTGCGACATTAGTGAACAATCGGTGTTGTTAAATGGTTGGCGTGACGCGGTTGATTGTCGTATAGATAAATATTGGCGCGCGCCTAACGATGGCAAAACGCCTGCATGCAAAATGAAATCTTGGTGGATTCCACAAACCGATTTGCACGACATGAAATCTTTGAAGGAACGGTTGGCGGCATGACACAGAACTTCATGGACAATTATGTCGATGTTGCAACACGGCTAAAGATCGCATTTGAGCGTTGGCCAGATATGCGCATACAAGAAACAGCACGCGAAGTGATCGAAATGCCTGACAAGTCATGTTTCATTCGTTGCACGGTGACAATTTGGCGTGACGCAGCCGACTTGATACCAGTGATCGCGTCAGCGTGCGAAATATATCCAGGTCGCACACCGTACACAAAGTTCAGCGAATCAGAGGTCGGATACACATCGGCCGTTGGACGGGCGCTCGCTTACGCGGGCATTGGGGCGAATAAGGCGTTGGCGTCGCGTGACGAAGTTATGGCGGCACAGTCGAGGCAACCGATTGCACCAGTTGTGCAGTTGCGTGATGTCGAAGTGCCATTCCCTGATGAACCGCAACGCGAATATCCGTCAGCGAAACAGTTGGGAATGATGCGTGCGTTGGCGAACGGTCAAGGCATTAAGGGTGACGATTTGAAAACATTCTGTTCTGCTACATTGGGGCGCGAAATCAATACGACAGGCGATCTAACGAAGCGTGACATATCAAAAGTGATTGATGCGTTGAAGTTGAGTGAACCAAAATAAAACTAATGACGGGCATGACCTGCACGAGTGCAATCGTGTTAGGTAACACACGGAAAGCGTGGGTCGATGACGCATGTGGTAACACATGGTCAGGCAAATGCGATACAAGTAATGGGTGTGCTACGAGGCAAAAGCACGGGGGCATAGCGCACTAGGTTTAATCACAGCAAACACAAATTGACATACCGAAAACAAACCACAAACATAAAGTTGACAACATGCCCAACGAACACAAACATCAGCAAGCGCGACAGCGCGCGCTAGCACAAGCAAAGCGCGTGAGGCAATAAACATGGGGCAGGCACACAGAGACGGGGCATACCTACGAAACAGGCAGGTCATACTTCAAGGCAATCCAACATGCCACTGGTGCAACACCGCACC